GTTTTCGCAAATCCTAAGTTTAAGGAGATTTTGAATTATGCCTGGACGTTACCGTGAAAGAGTTTCCCTGTCCGAACTTGCCCAAATGGGTATGTATCGGACTTGGTGGAATGACAACATATTTTTCCAATATGCTGCTTCCGTTTACTCGAATCCACAAGCGGAACGGTGCTTTGATGCAACGCATCACGGCCCACCGTATGTAGAAACGGGTCCTTTCACTTTAGTTAAAGCCGTCTATCCCTTCGATATGATCCAAGGGAAGGGTACATATATCGGCACCGATTATCGGCCCGATTTTAATATGTATTCCGATTATGACGGGGGTTTCGTCCCAAACGGATATGGCGACTTTACCATTCCCTCATCTACTATGGTGGGGGCTGGTTTAGAAGGCAATCCGTACGGCCCCGGGTGGGGCGCGGCAGATTCATACAGTACCGCGGCTCGAAATCGTTTCAAGCCGAAAATAGCCAAAGCTGGGTTGGGTCAAGCCATCGGAGAAATCCGTGACTTGCTCCCCATGCTTAGATCAAGTGCTAAGGGCTTTGCACAAGTGTGGAAAGCCGCCGGCGGTCATCCGGAGCTTTTTGCTCCTAAGAATGTCGCCGACCACTTTATCAACCATGAATTTGGTTGGCTCCCGTTTATCAATGATATTCGTCAGGTTTCTGACGTCTATCAAAACACTCGCAAGTACGTGCATGCTATGCAACGTGCTAATGGCAAGTGGGTTAAACGTGGTGGTACTGTTTTGACCAACGGCGAAGTTTCTGAAGTTAAAAGGTATGACGGAACGGGTTTAGTTTTACCCGCTCTGCCTCCCTCTTACTACAGTCCCGAAGCCGTGTCCACTGGTAATTACGTTACGTCCCATGCGTTCACACAGTCTCACGACAAAGTGTGGTACGAGGGACGTTTTCGTCAATATATCCAGGGACTAGGGAGTGAAGATTCTAACTATCATAAGATAGTTAACCGAGTCCATCTTTATGGTGCTCGTATCTCTCCTTCCCTAATTTGGAAAATCACTCCTTGGACGTGGGCCGTTGACTGGTTTTCGAACGCTGGGGATGTTATCTCCAATGCAGAAGACGAGTCTTTCGGTCTAGCGTCCCTCTACTCATGCACGATGCGTCACAGGACGCATCGCGTAGTCAACGAGTCCGTTATTCATTTGAAAAGCGGAGACGTTGCTTGCTCTTGGAGTCAAGAAATTGATTCCAAAACAAGACATGGTGGAGGTCCTTTCGGATTTGCGCTTGAGGGGGATAATTTAAGTCCCACTCAAATTGCGATCATGTTAGCCCTCGGTATTTCCCGAGGTTAGACATGATTATCTTCTAGCTATCTCAGACAAACATGCAGCACTAGGAAGGCTGCGTGTCGTAGCTAGATAAACTCCTCATACTTCTTTGGAGGTTATCTACAATGTTTGCTGATCCACAATCTGTTACTGTTAATGCAGTAGCTAAGTCAATGCCACGTATTTCGTCAAAGGACACTTCTGCCCTTTATTCGAAAGATGATGAGACTTTTAAGCTCACCATATCGCATCAGAAATCCGGAAAACGGATTCGATCGATGGTGCGCATTGACCAGAGGGCTATCGTCGCAGATCCGTTGACTAGCGTCAACGATTATGAGACGTTGTCCTTTTACTTCGTGATCGATCGCCCAGAAGTGGGTTTTTCGGCCACAGAAGTGAACTATCTGTGCCAAGGTCTTGTGACCTGGCTTGACGCAACCGCCGTCGGAAAATTGGTAGGCCTCCAGTCTTAGACTGGACCCCTCTCATTTAACTTCGAACATTAAGTTCGTAAGAAAAGGAAAGGAGAAAAATGGCCTTCAAATTCGACTGGAAGCGTTTGCTGATTATCACTGGCTTGTCGGCGCTCTCCCATTTAATGGAAGAGTTGTCGTCAGGAGTTGACACCCCTAAACCCGAACCGAATAAAATCGATTCGACTATTAAAGGTGTTGGTCCGGACGGGTTTCCCCTCAAGAAGGGGACCGATTTTGAAAGTGATTTTCAGTCGCGTCTGTAACAGCTTGGCTGATCCCGGTCAGGGATCAGCATAGGTGAACGTTGTAGTTTGATGCCTACCCCCAAATATGGAGGAAGCATGAAAAGCAACGTAAGTGACCTGCTAGAAGTGGTGCTCGGCGTCTATAGAGACGCATGCACCTTGTGTGTCGCTGATGTCTTTGATGTTCGCGACTTATTAACCATAAGTTCGCGAGTCGAAAGTGAAGGTCCAGGGTTTTTAACACTGGCCCTTCCGCGCTTCTGCGAGGACTTCGAAAGAAGTCTGGCAGAAGAGCACGTAGACTCGTCGTCCTTTCTTGGCTTTAAAAAGCTAAGAAGAGGCGAGGCAATCCCTGCATTCTTGCAAGGTATGCTCAGTCTCCTTTTCGACAGAAAGACAGGAAGATATGAACAAAATTCTAATCGCGTTGTTAGTTCAAGTATCGTTGAGTGTGTTAGGCAGATTTGCCTTACATTCAAGAAGCTCGAACTACCGTGCACCGATAATAAGGTGCTCGGCGCTGTCAGCAATTTCGTTCAAACAGAGCTCGACCTCTCAACTTATTCTCCAGATCCGGAAGACTTGGCGCTGTTTTGCGCTACTTCTTCTGTACTGTGGGATAACATACTGTTCGACTTACGTCTTACAGATTGTACCCCGCGTCATGGACCTGGTGCTACGGCTGACGGACAATCCGGAAACGGAAAGTACCGTTGGCAGTATTGGCATGAACGGCTTGAGCCTTATTTCCCTCTTATCGATAGTGCTTTTAGTTTTAGCGCTTTCGGGTCTGAGGAGCTCAAAATGGTTACCGTCTTGCCATCTGAATCTGAAGTGCCCGTTAAGGTCACGCCAGTTCCGAAAACGTTGAAAGGCCCACGTATTATCGCAGTCGAACCTTGTTGTATGCAATATGCACAACAAGGTGTTCGAGATCTCCTTTACGGGGTTCTCGAACGTAGCCGGATTACAGCTGGTCACGTTAATTTTCGTGATCAATCTGTTAACCAGCGTCTTGCGTTAATAGCATCGGAGAACGGTCAGTATTCAACCATTGACCTTTCAGAAGCAAGTGATCGCGTTCCGCGTGATCTTGCCCTCAGCATGTTCGATAGTAATCCCGATTTAAGGGATGCTATTGATGCTTGCCGTTCGACGCATGCAAAACTTCCAGATGGTACCATTATAGGTCCACTGAAAAAGTTTGCATCGATGGGTAGTGCCCTGTGCTTTCCAGTTGAGTCGATGTACTTCTACACAATTTGTGTAGCGGCTCTCCTGAAGAGCATGGCTCTTCCTATAAACCACAGGAATGCCTTTAAGGCCTCCCGTGATGTTTATGTTTACGGTGACGACATAGTCGTTCCCAGTAAACATGCGACCATTGTTCTCGATTACCTACAAAAGTATAATTGTAAGGTAAACATGTCAAAGACTTTCCTTAGCGGAAGCTTTAGAGAATCTTGTGGCATGGATGCATTTGCAGGTAGGAAGGTAACACCGACCTACCTTCGACAGATGCGTCCTGAGAACAAGCAGCAAGCCGATAGAGTTATCTCTTGGGTGAAAACAGCTAACCTCTTTTATCAAAGAGGATACTGGATTACCTCTTCTATCCTATTTAATAAGGTAGAAAGACTTATGGGGATTCTTCCCTATTTGTCTGAGGACTCTGCCGGTCTTGGACGTACCACATATCTGGGCGAGAAGTCCATTTCAAAGTGGAATTCTCGTCTCCAACGCCTCGAAATAAAGGCTTGGACTCCAGAACCTGTTCATCGCACTGATGAACTTGTTGGATACGCTGCACTTCAGAAGAGTCTCTCTAAACTTCAAGGCCTTTCTGACCTTGATTTATCTAGAGATGCTTCTCATCTAGAGCGCACTGCACAGTACGGCGCTGTTACACTTAAACGCCGTTGGGTGCCAGCCTCATAGGCTGGCCGCGCATCTTTGCGCAAGTGGGGATCTCACTG